AATACTAATGCTTTAGCAAAAAATCAGAACGGTGCAGATATCCCAGATAAGAATGCTTTTGTGAAAAACCTTGGTTTGTTGGAAAAGTTAATTCCGGTAGGAGTGCCACTTCCCTGGCCGACTGCCACACCGCCAGACGGGTGGGTGCAATGTAACGGTGCAGCCTTTGATAAGTCACTATTTCCGGAATTAGCGAAGATTTATCCTGGCGGTAATTTACCCGATTTACGCGGTGAATTTATCCGGGGTTGGGATAGCGGGCGTGGCGTCGATCCATCGCGTTCATTACTAGTGTGGCAAGAGGGGTCTTATTTGGTACAGGAAGTTGGTCAAGTTGATAATGTTGTTAACTTCTCGCTTAATGATCGTGTGGCATTACAATGGGATGCCCCCGACCCCAAAAATAAAGCTATTTCACTAAGAGCCAGGACTGTAGGTTCAGCAACAACTTGGACTGCCAATACAGGTTATATAGGGGCATCAAGACCACGCAACGTGGCATTTAACTATATTGTAAGGGCAGCATAATGAGCATGCCAGTACACGAAGTGATCCCTGTAGGGATACCTCTTCCCTGGCCGATTGACATCCCCCCAAATGGATGGGTGAAATGTAATGGGGCAATATTTGATAAATCTCTGTATCCGAAATTAGCTGAAGCCTATCCTGACGGCAAACTACCCGATTTAAGAGGTGAGTTTATCCGAGGGTGGGATGATGCGCGCGGCATTGACAGAGGTCGCCAACTACTGAGCATTCAAGTTGATGCGTTCAAAAGACATAATCACAGCATTTATACCACTAACAGTGATAAAACTAGTCTTGAGGATACAGATCCCATGCGTGGCGGTATGACAGGCGGTCCTAACTACCGGGGCAGTTTAGGGGAAAACAAATCTATTGGGATGAATGGTGAAAATGAAACACGCCCGAGAAACGTGGCATTTAATTACATTGTGAGGATTGTCTGATGAATAAGGCTATACTGGATAAAAATAATATTGCCATTGATAGCGGAAATATTATTGTGTTTAATTACAACGCAAGCACGCGAGAATATTTAAGCAGTACTGATGAATATATTTCTGTCGGTGTCGGTCTTCCTGCCAATTCTTGCATAGATGCACCACCTGATACTAAAGAGGGATATATCGCCTGCCGTTCATCTGATTTAACTAACTGGTTAATTGTGCCAGATTACCGCAGACAAATAGCTTACAATACACAAACTGGGAAACAGCAGGAAATTATTGAACCAGGTGAATTACCAGAAATACTGACATTTAAACAACCCGCTACCGATTTTGATAAATGGGATGGTGAAAAATGGGTAACGGATATTAAAGCTCAAAAAGCCAGTCAGATTGAACAAGCAGAGCAACAACGTGCCACTCTTCGCCAACAAGCAGATGAGGCTATGACTTTACTGCAATATGCCGCTGAGACTGAAATGGCCTCTGAATCAGAAAAAGCGTCATTGCTTGCTTGGAAAAAATATGTGGTATTACTGAGCCGGGTTGATGTTTCATTCGCGCCTGACATTAACTGGCCTGAAAAACCCGCAGAGTAATATAATCAGGTGTATTAGTTTAAAACCTAATCTGACAGTTACCGGTTAGTTATACAGGTGTCTGTCAGATTAAATCTGGTCTAGATTCCTCCCCGCCCAGATCCGTTTTCTATCTATTAATATCATGTTTGTCCACAACTCATTTTTCCTTGAGAAGCACGAGAGTTACCTCTTGTGTTTTGTATAAGGATTAAAAATCTGCATCAAAACCGGTAACTCTCAACCTTTCAAGATTTTTCAAAATAACTCAATCCGTGATAATTCCCATAAAAATAACCTCTTATTGATATTAAGTAGGATCACATATGACGAAGATTAGCTATATCCGGGTGTTAATAAATGACCAGAATAGTTATTTACAGGAAAATACTGGTATTGATTTACAGTATTTCATTTCCCACTATCTACAAAAATTTACGGTTAACTTACTAAAAAACAATAAATTAATCGATTTGGTTTGTATCATCCCCCACACATTTCCTATCGAATGATTTAATGGTTTGGATACCTCAACATAGCGGGACACCTTAATAGGAGAACCGCTAATATGGCACAAGAATATCATCACGGCGTCCGTGTAGAGGAAATTAACGAAGGCACACGCACCATCACCACTGTTAGCACCGCTATTGTCGGTATGGTGTGTACTGGTGGTGGTCCTGAAGTAGACAAAACTTTTCCATTAGATACGCCAGTCTTGATTACTGATGTTTCAACTGCCATTGGCAAAGCCGGTACAACCGGTACATTGCCTCAGGCACTTAAAGCTATCGCAGATCAGTCTAAACCTGTCACTGTTGTTGTCCGTGTGGAAGAAGGTGACACGGAAGAGAAAACCACCAGCAATATCATTGGTACCACTACTAATGAAGGAAAGAAAACAGGTATACAGGCACTGTTGGCAGCACAAAGCCAATTAGGTGTGAAACCACGAATTTTGGGTGTTCCTGGTCTGGATACAAAAGCTGTTGCTGTTGAATTGGTAAGTGTTGCACAAAAACTAAGAGCAATGGCTTATGTCAGTGCTTATGGTTGTAAGACTATCCCGGAAGTTCTCGAATATCGCAAAAACTTCGGTCAGCGCGAGCTGATGCTGATTTGGCCTGATTTCTTGAGTTGGGATACTGTTTCCAATAAAGAGGTTACCGCCTACGCTACTGCCCGTGCCTTGGGTCTGCGTGCCAAAATTGATGAAGAAACCGGTTGGCACAAGACATTGTCCAACATCGGCGTCAATGGTGTGACCGGTCTTTCTGCTGACGTATTCTGGGATCTGCAAGACCCAGCGACTGATTCTGGCCTGCTAAACCAAAATGGTATCACTACGCTTATCCGTAAAAACGGTTTCCGTTTCTGGGGTTCCCGCACTTGTGCTGATGATCTATTGTTCCAGTTCGAAAGCTATACCCGTACTGCACAGGTACTGGCTGATACCATGGCTGAAGCACATATGTGGGCGATCGATAAACCACTGACTCCATCGCTGGTACGAGACATTATCGAAGGTATTAACGCCAAATTCCGCGAATTGAAATCTGGGGGTTACATCATTGATGGTAAGTGCTGGTACGACGAAAGAGCCAATGATAAAGATACTCTGAAAGCGGGCAAATTGACTCTCGATTATGACTATACACCTGTACCACCACTGGAAAACATGATGTTACGCCAGCGTATTACAGATCGTTATTTGATGGATTTCGCAAAAAGCATAAACGGCTAAGGGGGCACAGATGGCATTACCACGCAAACTTAAATACCTGAATTTGTTTAATGACGGCAATAGCTATCAGGGAATAGTAGAAGAACTTACTCTGCCTAAACTGAGCCGTAAATTGGAAACCTATCGTGGCGGTGGTATGAACGGTAGCGCGACCGTGGACTTAGGTCTGGATGAAGGCGCATTGGATGTTGAATTTACTCTGGGAGGTATGGAGGCTCGGCATTATCGGCAGTGGGGGCTAACTAAAGCTGATGGTGTAATGTTGCGCTTTGCAGGCTCCTTCCAGCGCGATGATACCAACGATGTGATTGCTGTTGAAGTCGTGATGCGTGGCCGCTTCCATGAATTTGACCACGGCACCTATAAGCAGGGCGATAACACTCAGACCAAAATTAGCGCTAAAAATACCTACTTCAAACTGACATGGGATGGAGAAGTCCTGATCGAAGTGGATACCGTCAATATGGTTGAAGTGGTTAATGGTGAAGATCGCCTGGCAGATCATCGTCGCGCTATGGGTCTTTAATCTAATCGGATAAACAAGGTTGAACCATGACAGAAACACTCATTACTCAAAACGACGAGCAGCGCACAATCGTATTAGAAGAACCGCTTGCACGTGGTAATAGCAACATCACTGAAGTGGTGGTGCGTAAACCTAACAGTGGTGCGCTGCGTGGTGCACGGCTACAGGCTCTGCTGGAGATGGATGTGGACTCAATGATTTTAGTTTTGCCACGTGTGACCACACCCGCTTTAACCAAAAGCGACCTGTTGGCAATGACACCTGGCGATCTGATTAATCTCAGTGTTGAGGTGGTCAATTTTTTGTTACCGAAGTCGGCGAAGTCCGGTTTCCAAACCGACTAACCGTAGATGAATTGGTGGCAGATATTGCCACCGTTTTCCACTGGTCTCCAGCAGTAACAAATGAAATGTCACTGCTGGAATTACTGGACTGGCGACATCGGGCCATCTTAAGAAGTGGTGCAGAAAATGAGTAATACACAGTCACAGCTTAAATTTGTAATACAGTCTGTTAATAAGCTGACCAACGCCTTGAAATCCGTGCAACGGAATAATAAAAAGTTGGCGGATTCTATTCGGCAAAACAGTGATGAACTCAAGCGATTAAATCAGACTGGTGAAGCGATTAAATCTTATTCTGCCCCTGAATATGCGCAGGGAACTGCGCATGACAGTAGCAAAAAGGAAGAAAATCGCGGTAGAAGTCGTTATAGCAAAATTAAAGATCTTCGTGATCGCATTAGCCAGCATGGCGCTAATGCAAAATCGGCAGGCGTTAAGATACTGACAACCAGCAAAAACTTTTTAATGCCGGGTTATGATCTTAAGGCTCAAATGGCCAAAGTTCAGGCACAAACTAATATTGAAAAAAATTCTCCTGAATATGCCATGTTGCTCAATCAAAGTCGTGAGTTGAGCAAAAGTACCGGAATTGATGCCAGCAAAATCGCGCAAGGGCAGAGTCTTCATGCCTCTGCGGGTTATTCCTCTGATCAGATAAAGAATATGATGCCCGGTACGGTATCAATGTCACAGGCTAGTGGTGCAGATTTCGCCACTACCATTGATATTGGCACTAATGTGCTGGAAGGGTTCAAATTACAATCCGAAGAGATGAGCCGTGTGAGTGATGTTTTAACGGCAACGTTTACTGGTTCAAAAACGACGTTGGCGGCATTGGGTGACACCATGAAATTTGTTGCGCCGACCGCTTCTTCTTTGGGGATTGATATTGAAACTGTTGCTGCTGCTACCAGAAAGCTGAGTGATGCCAATATCAAAGGAAGTGAGGCTGGAGAGGTTCTGAGCAGTGTGCTGGGACGGTTGGCTGAACCGCCTAAAGCCGCTGCCGCTGCATTGGCACAACTAAGTATCAAGACCCGTGATGCTAAAGGTAATTTACGGCAATTACCTGACATCCTCGCTGAATTGGATGATAAAACTCGGTCAATGAGCAGAGAACAACGTATTGGTTATTTCACCGCAATTGGTGGTGAAAATGCCGTTCCTGCTTTGAATGTGTTAGTGGATCAAGCTGGGCAAGGGGGATTACAGGCATTTATCACTAAATTAAAGAGTGTCCAAGGCGAATCCCAAAAAGTTGCATCTACAATGACAAACAGCCTCACTGGTGATATCCAAAAACTTAATGCTGCCTGGAGTGATCTGGGGGTTCAGATGTTTTCCGGCGCAGAAGGTCCTTTAAGGGGAGCCACTCAGCAAGTGACAAATGTGGTTAATAAAGTCGGTGAGTGGATGGAGGCTAATCCACGCTTGGCTGCAACACTTGCGACGATCACGATGGTAATCGGAGGGATGCTAACTGTTTTCGGCGCCTTGGCCCAAGCGATCGCTTCAATATTACTTCCGTTAGCAGTGGCGAAATATAGTCTGACTCTCTTTGGCGGTGCTGGCGTGAGAGCCCTCGGATTTGTGGGGAACGCTCTGAAAATGTTGGGTAGCACCATGATGATCGTGGGTCGTCTGATGATGGCTAACCCAATCCTTGCCATTATTGGTTTGATTTCTATGGCTGCTGTTTATATTTGGCAAAACTGGGAAGCCCTGGGGCCGAAATTTTCCCAGCTTTGGGAAAATATTAAAACTAGTCTAAGTGAGAAATGGGAATCAATTAAACTGAGAGTTGTGGAAACTTGGGAGAATATAAAAACTAATATAAGTAATGCCTGGGAAGTTGTTAAACAAAATACATTGAATATCTGGGAAAGTATTAAAATATCGATTTCAGATAAATGGAATGAAATTATTACCGGCATAATGAGTCTGCCCGATAAATTTAAAGAGTTCGGAACCGCGATAGTTAACAGTTTGCTAGATGGGATTAATGAAAAATGGGAGGCGCTGAAAAAGAAATTGACCTCATTGTCTGATTATATCCCTGAGTGGATGCGGCCGTGGGATGATGCTTCAAAAGGCGTCAGTAATAACATTAGTTCTGATGTCAGTTCGGTATTGCCCAAACATAGTAAGGGGAGAATTATTCCAGCTGGAAAATTCGGTATTGTTGGCGAATATGGACCGGAGATTGTTTCAGGCCCTGTTAATATCATTAGTCGACGCCAGACAGCTAAATTTGCCGCTGCTGCTGCATTTTCTTTAAGTGTGATGGCACCTTCTACTGCGGCCAGAACTGCACCGTTGCATATTCAGAGTTTGCCGATTCATGCTTATCCACAGGTTCAGGAAAAGGTAGATAAAAAACAGATACAGTATCGTAATGAATCGCCTGTCTATCACATAAATATTTATGGTGCTCCGGGGCAGTCTGCGCAGGATATTGCTGCAGCGGTCAGGCGCGAACTGGATGATCGGGAACGTAAACAGCAAGCTCGTTTACGTAGTTCATACTCTGACAGAGGGGAATTCTAATTATGATGGCTGCACTGGGTTTATTTGTTTTTATGCTGAAAACTACGCCATACCAGAATTTGCAACATCAGCAGTCATGGAGACATGCTTTTAACAGCCGTATCGGAATGCGGCCTGCCTGGCAATTTCTGGGGCCGGATAACGACACTATGACACTTTCCGGCACATTACATCCAGAAATTACCGGTGGTCGCTTATCGTTGATGGTTTTACAAGTTATGGCTGATAGCGGAAAAGCATGGTCTTTTTTAGATGGCAATGGCACGATTTATGGCATGTTTGTGATTGAGAGTATCGACCAGACAAAAACGGAGTTTATGTCGAATGGTGCTGCCCGCAAAATTGATTTTACTTTGACATTGCGGCGAGTTGATAGCTCTCTGGGGGAAATGTTTGGTGATTTGCAGGGACAGTTCTCTATGCTCACAGACAATCTATCCGGTAGAGTTGGTGAGGTGTTACCATGACATCTGAGTTTGATCGGGTTACCGAAAAAGGCAACACCCCGGCATTTCTTCTGGAAATTGATAATAAAGATATCAGCGAGCGCATTCAGTCGCGCTTGATGTCACTGACGATGACAGATAATCGTGGTTTTGAGGCTGATCAGCTTGATATTGAACTGGATGATGCAGATGGAACCTTGATGCTACCTTCCAGAGGGAATGTGATTTCTCTGGCATTGGGGTGGCGCGATCAACCACTAATTAGTAAGGGGCGTTTTACTGTAGATGAAATTGAGCACAGTGGAGCGCCGGATAAACTGACTATCCGTGCCCGCAGTGCTGATTTCCGCGAATCTCTCAATATGAGACGCGAAGAGTCTTATCATGAGAAAACGATTGGCGATATTGTTCGTACTATTGCTGCCAGAAATAAACTTACCGCTGATTTGCATAAGGATATAGAGCAAGTATTTATTAATCATATCGATCAGACAAATGAGTCTGATAGTAGCTTTCTTACCCGGTTGGCAAATCAGGAAGGGGCAATTGCTTCAGTAAAAAATGGCAAATTGATATTTATCCGGCAAGGACAGAACAAAACAGCCAGTGGTCAAATTATTCCTGCATTAGTTATCACTCGTCAGTTAGGAGACAGCCATAATTTTACTCTGTCTGACCGTGATGCTTATACTGGCGTGGTAGCAAATTGGTTGGATACCCGTAAGCCGGAAAAAAAGCACATTTTAACCGTTAAGCGAAAAAATCAGGAAAATACTGACAAATCAAAATCATATTTGGTTGGCAGTAAGGATAATGCACTGGAACTTTCCCGTATTTATGCTGATGAAGCCAGCGCTAAACGCGCTGCTAAAGTTGTCTGGGAAAAAATGCAACGTGGTACAGCGACATTTTCAATTCAACTGGCTCGGGGGCGTGCAGATCTTTACCCCGAAGTACCCATAAAAGTCACTGGTTTTAAGCCAGAAATAGATAATACGGAATGGACACTAACGACTGTCACTCACACTATGAATGGATCTGGTGGAGGTTTTACAACAGCGCTGGCTCTGGAATTAAAAATTGATGATCTCGATATGAAATAATTGTTCTTTAAATGAGATCTGATTGTTATATTGTTCACATAATGAGAGTTTGTTTTTCATTTAAGGTAAAATATATGATCAAGTGTCCTCTTTGTGGTAAAGCTGCTCATGCACGCAGTAGTTTTGAACATTCCAGTCAGACAAAAGAACGTTACAACCAGTGTCAAAACATAAACTGTGGTGCAACTTTCGTCAGCCATGAAACATTTGTCCGTTTTATTTCCAAACCTGGTGAAGTGGTAAGTGTTAAACCACACCCCAAAGAAAAATCTAAGGTTCAGTTAGATTTAGCTTAAAGATTAGAAGATTAGTAAAAAATGCTGTAAACCCCGTCCAGTGCGGATGGGGAACAGTCGCTTGACGATGTTTGCCACCGATAGGTGGCTAGTGAAATGGTCACTTCCACTGTGAGATATGGGGTGAATATAAATTTTATGGTTTTGGATTTGTTATCCCTTTTGTATTAACTGCGCCACTAAATATTTTGCGAATAGTTAATAAATTCACTTGCGCCTCTGGTTATATTTTGTCAGCTTTAGTGTAGTTATAATCTCTGATTGACACTCCCTAAGACAGGACAATAACGATGAAAAATGTGGGCTTTATCGGCTGGCGTGGTATGGTCGGCTCAGTATTAATGCAGCGTATGATTGAGGAACGGGATTTTGATATTATTCATCCTGTATTCTTCACGACATCACAACATGGGCAGATTGCACCTGATTTTACAGGTCAACAAGGTACCTTACAGAATGCTTTCGATATTGAGGCTCTTAGCGCTCTGGATATTATTATTAGTTGCCAAGGTGGGGATTACACCAATGAGGTTTATCCGAAGTTAAGAGCAACGGGTTGGCAGGGATATTGGATTGATGCGTCATCAGCGCTGCGTATGAATGATGATTCCATCATTATTCTTGATCCGGTCAATCATGCTCATATTCAGGAAGGTCTTAATAAAGGTATAAAAACTTTTGTTGGTGGTAATTGTACCGTTAGCTTAATGCTGATGTCTTTGGGCGGTTTATTTGCTAATGATTTGGTTGAATGGGCTTCTGTTGCGACTTATCAGGCAGCTTCTGGTGCCGGTGCCCGTCATATGCGCGAATTACTGCTTCAAATGGGCTCTTTGCACATTCAGGTAGCAAAAGAGCTGCAAGATCCGGCATCTGCTATCCTGGATATTGAAAGAAAGGTAACAGATTTCACCCGTAGCGGTTCTTTACCAACAGACCAATTTGGCGTACCACTGGCAGGTAGTTTGATCCCATGGATTGATAAACAGCTTGATAACGGTCAGAGCCGTGAAGAGTGGAAAGGGCAGGCAGAAACCAACAAGATCCTCAATACCGGTAATAGGATTATTACCGTTGATGGCTTGTGTGTACGTATCGGAGCTTTACGTTGCCACAGCCAGGCATTTACTCTGAAATTGAAAAAAGATATTCCGATTCCTGAAATTGAGCAATTACTGGCTGCGCACAATGACTGGGTAAGAGTGATCCCAAATGATCGTGAGCTGAGTATGCGGGAATTAACTCCGGCAGCGGTAACAGGCACGTTGAATACTCCTGTGGGGCGTTTACGTAAGCTGAATATGGGCCCAGAATATTTATCTGCTTTTACAGTAGGTGACCAATTATTGTGGGGAGCAGCAGAGCCTCTGCGTCGTATGTTACGTATTCTGGCTTAATCATTTTAATCTATTTATTTATGTAAAAATCCACTCGTTATTCGGGTGGATTTCTCTATATGGCATTTGATGGTTCTGTTGATTGTTTCTTTATTGGTTTATTTTTGTTATATTCCATAAATTATATTTATGATTTGTATCTACCTAGTAAATCATTTTTATGGAGATGACGGGGATGGAACAAGATAAGCTACTGAGTTTAAAAGTAAGAGAATTAAGAGAGCTGGCAAGAACGTTATCTTTTCGCTATATCAGTCATAGTAAAATTGAAATGGATTTTAATTCAGATGTAAATATTTTTATAGAGGATATATTGGGACGGGTTCGTGTTCATTGTTTATCTTCAAGTGGTGCAATTGAATTAATCCAATTTGAAATAGATCACCTGAAAGAGCAAGCTTTCTATTTAACAGCAAATAGAGTAAAGCAATATGTAATAATTGAAAAGGAAAGAGAAAAATCAAGTTTTTTTACTCTTATGTTAAAGCAAGTTGGATTTGTTGCTGGTGGTACTCAACTTCTTACTGGGTATACAGTTTGTAAAGCTTCCCTAGGGTTAGCATGTGCTTCGTTTGGTGTTCCAGTAATGTCTCATGGATACAATAATATTGTTGAAAATGGATATTATCTATTGTACAGAGAAAATATTAATGGTGGTGTCAGAGAAGGATACAGGTATATTGCTAACAAAATTGGCCTAAGTGATAAAGATGCAGATATTGCTTATGCAACTGTTGATTTGGCTCTTTCAGGTTATGGAATTTTTAGAAGAGTCTTGAAGCCAAGGGAAAAATCTTGGAGTTTATTTAGAAATATCAATAGTGATTTTACCAGAGGGTGGAAAGAAATGGATGTAATTAGCTTATCAACAGAAGTTGCTGCCGATTCTTATACTGCTTGGGGTATTTATAAAATACAAAAGGAAAAAGAATAATGGATTATACTGATATTATTATTTCAACTAAATCATCATGGTTAGATATATTGTGTTACTATTTTTTTTCTATTATTATGTTATTTATTTTGTTTATTATAAAAAGAATTGTAGAAGAAAGTAGTAATAATTTTTTTATTGTTTTTGATGTTATTTTTGTTCTTATATTATCTAGCATTCAGCTAATTTTAACAGGATATGAATACGATATACCTTATTTTATTAACTTTAAAAGTGAAAGTATAAAGTTTGGTGGTGTTATATTTTCAATATTATATGCTTTTTTGATACCAAGGAAATACTCTAAATAACTTTTGTTTTATAAATAGCTATTTTAGCCTATATGTAAAGAAAAGGTCTTTTTAATATTAAGCACAGAAATGGTGGCTGATGATGTTACTCTTTGTATTATAATAAAATGATAGAAAGAGGTAGATTCACATAATAAGTGCAACATCGTTAATCTGGAAGTAAACATGTTCGTATTCCCTTAAATAATTCATTCGGTGTTT